AGCAGCAGTAGATAAACCACCACGCATAGTTGGGTCGTTTAAGTACTTCCAATCAGACTTGTAGAAGTCATAACCTCTACGGAATCCTGTAAATCCAAGGTTTAACGCCATGTCAACATCATTGTCAAATAGACCGTAAGATGCGCCACCTGCAGCACTACCTCCATTGTATCCGTTCAAGGTAGCCAACATATTGTCGATGTCGAAGCTAAGACCACGGTTTACAAATACTACGTTCTCTTCGATAGCACCTTGCTTGTCAAGACGAGAAACAATAGTGTCCCAATCAGGAAGAGTAGTTGGAGTTCCACCACCCCATACGTTTCCTCTTGCGTTTACAACGTAGAAGATACCTTCAGAGCCCATCATTCCGGCAGTATTAGCGCCTGAACCTGCAGCTGCAGGAACTGCTTCAATCATTGCAGTCTCAAGATAATCTTCAAAACGAAGACGAGTCTCGTGCTCAGATTTTAAATACCACAAGTAACCTGTAGCACCGTTCTCGGTAGTAACTTCAATCCAACCGATTTGAGCCATGTCAGAACCGTTAACCGCATACTTATCTTTGATGATAATAGGGTTGTTAGAGAAGATGCTATCTTCTGATTCCAAAGACCCAACCATTCCATTAGTACCTTTTCTAAATTCAGAACCGTAAATAAATACAGTACACTGAGTAGAAACTGCAAAAGCCTGTCCTGTTGACTCATAGTAAGCTACTGTGAAAGTAGTTGCAGAAGGAACAGCAGTAACGATTGCTTTGTTAAACACCCCTGAAGAGTTGTTTTGAATCATTACAGTCTGTCCAATACGGATAGCAATATAAGTAACACCTGTATCAGCAACTGTGAAAGTAGCTGTGTTAGCAGCAGCAGCAGCAGCTGAAGTACAGTTGGTATACTTAATGTGTAGACGACCTTGTTCTGCCCACTTAACTTGGTCAGAATTTGAAGGCATCTCAGCTCCAACCATTCTTAGGAAGGAAGCAATTGTTCTATTACCATAACGCTCAAATTCTTTCTCATAAGTATCAGGTAGATACTGGTTCAAGAAATCAAAGTTGGTAATATAGTTTGTTTGTAACGCCACTTGCTCAGCAGCTGGCTGCAAAGCGAAGGTGGGGTTGCTTAATAATGCACTTGCCATTGTTTTTTAGTTTTTAGTTTTTACATTTTTTTTGCGCTGCGAATTCTCAGATTCTTTCCTGAGTCAGGGTTTATCGCTTTCACCTGCATTCCTCCTGTGAACTTGCCAACCTCTGGAGCTCTACGCTCCGTCATGTTAATGTTCTTTATTTTACGAGTAACATCATCAGTAGCATCTGACAATCCTTGCTCATAAAAGAACTTGGCAAACTTTTCAGGGTTCATAGCCATGGCTAGTGACCTGTGGTATCCCGATGCGTCTTTAACCATTCCGCTTTCGTCCAAGAATTTGTTTATAAAATTCTGTGGGGTAGACTGAATGTTTTTTAACTCATTGGCATCTCCCGGTGAAAACATGATTTTCTTATCGTTGATGTTGAACTCAAATCCCTTGAAATCTTTACTAAAGACCTCATCGGTTTTTTGGTCAAACCATCTACGCTTTCTATTAGTTTCCTCCTCTATAGTCTTCGCCTCTTTAACATATTGCTTATAGCTTTCGTAAATTTCTTTTTCTTCATTAGGAACAAATGCCAAACTTGACTCAAGTGGCACGTTATATTTTTCCTTCTGAGCGTTAAAGTATTTCTTGGCCTCAGCAATTATTTTTTTTCTAGCAATCTTAACTTTCTTAACGGTAGACTCATCATCTAAATCTTCATCAAATGAATAGTCATCCATTAAAGCCTCAATATCCTCACTGTCTAATCCTTCTTGAGTAGACGTAAGGTAATCTTTAAGAAGTTGTTCGGGACTCATTACATCAAAGTCTTTCTTCAATTGCAAGAAATCCTCAAATCCACGTCCTGTTTCTTTTTTATATTTCAAATAAGCAGCTACATCATCAGGAAGAGGCTCTGCGTTATTACGCTCAGAAACCAAATCATCAAGAGAATTTATCTGCTTGTTATATCTTTTACCAAGGTATGAAAGAACGTCCTCATCTTTTAAATTAAGTCCGACAGGCTCCGGCTCTTCAATAGAGTTTTCATTACCTGATGAAAAGTTATTGTCATTACTTTCTAATGACTGCTCATGCTTTTCAATCAATTCATTTTCTAACTCTCTTACCCCTTTAGGCTCGATAGCATCTAGTGCCCTTACTTTAATTTCCATTTTATTAGATTTTATTTTTACAAACTTAATTAATTATTTTAACATTTTATCGAGGCTCAAATTCTGCCAAATCAAAGCCATCCAAACTGTCTTCGTTTGATTCAAAATTTAATGGAGGAAGATTATTTTTCCTTTGGTTAATTAATTTTGATTGCTCTGTGTTCTGCTGACTAATTCTTTTACCCTTGGCATCTTCCTTCATTTTATCTCGCTGATTAAAGTCCTGAATCTCCATGCCTCTTATCTGAAGGTTATAGTTAAACTCTTCTCTCATTAACTGAGATTTTAGCATAGCCTCATTTTTACTCTTCTCAATATCAAATGCAACTTCAGCTTGTTTTATTTGCATTTTAGCTTGAGTCTCCATTTGTATAGTTTGCTTGGCAGTTTCTGCTGCTAACTGCTGAGACTGCATTTGTTGCTGAGCAATCATGGCCTGCTTCTGCATAGCCATTTTCTCTTCACGCTCTTGAGTTCTAGTTCTCTTTAGCTTTAACAATTGATTGGCAAGTTTCAAGTTACGAATCTCACGAATATCAATTGCGTCCTCAAGGTTAATATCTCCTTTAGACAAAGCTATTTGAATATTAGCCTCAAGCTGAGCCCTCTGCTCTTCATCAGGAGAAATCTCAATGAATATGCCAAAGTCATAAATATACAAGTCCTTAATCTCATTAAGGATTGATACGTTATACTTTCCTATTTGATTAGCAAACTCATCGGCAAAGTCAGAGTACTCTAGTATGTCAGCTACTCTGTATGTCAATGCTTCTGACATTGACCTAAACATATAGATAGACCCATCAAGGATGTGTCTTGTCGCTGTGTTTGAGTTGAGTGCAGCCAACTTCTGTAGACCAACCAAAGAGTTCGGGTCAGGCATAGAACCATCTCTTGCCTCATTAAGTCCTGTTACAGACCTAATCATATCAATATAATGGTTCATGTTAGTAATCAACATCTGCGTTTTAGCAGAGCCTGAGTTGGATGTAAGCTGCTGAATAGGAACTCTAGCATTATTAAATTCACCATCCTGTGTATAGCTACGTCCAATAACACTACCAGTTTGGAAGTATAGTCGTAAAGCATCCTCAGGATTGTAGGCATTGCCTGTGCCCAAGTCAATTTCATTTAATCCATCGGCATCAATAAATACACCATCAGGAACTGTACGTGCAATTACTTGCTGTAACTTTAAGTGAGTAACTTGAATCAAATCAGCAAAAGGAATCATCCTTCTACACAATGACTCAATAGCTCCTTTATACATACGAGGAGCACAAGCCACATAGTTTGGTAATGCGTGTTGCGATGCTGAGGTAGGACGAACCATGTTCTCAGACATCCTCCATTGCAACAACATATTAGTACCCATTACCATAATACCTTCGTACCATACATCAATGGTTTTCTCAATCTTTTCAAAGGTGCCTTCCTCCATCATTTCTGCAGGAGGATTAAAGGTGTCATCTTTCTCAATTACTCTAGAACCGCCACCTTCAAAATTTTTTTTCTTATAGACAATCTTTTTAGTAGTCTTATAATTGAAGTACAACAACGTGCAGGTGTCCCTATAAAACATACTGTTTTCATAGAACTGTGCCACATTATAGTAGTCATACCAAGACTGGCTGTACTGCGTTATTTGCTGTAAGTCTTCGTTGGTGAGCGATTGGTCAATCTTCATTAGCTCACCAATAGGAAGAGTCTTTATTTCTCCCCAATAAAAACAATCCTTAAAGAATGGGTCTTCAGTATAACTGTAGACCACATTAGCTGGGTCTACATAAGAAATCTTAACTCCTGCTCCTTGAAGAAACTCATGCTTAGCTATACCAATTCCAATTACAGTTAAATCATAGTCTATTCTTTTTCTGATGTCATCGTAATGATTCTCATCAAAGATTGTGTTG